CTGATCGGCAATTTGATGCTCGTCAATCTCTAACCCGCGTTCATCCCTTATAATGCGTTTGCTCACCGCCCATGCCCCTGCGGCTTGGGCTGCTCACCGTAAGAAGCTTCCATCGCGTGACGTACCTCGGCCACCTCACCATCTCGTGTACCCCAGATGACTGCAATAACGCAGATCAGCAGTACGAGGATTGACCCTATCAACCTGTCATGTTCTTTGTTCATGGTTGTTCTCCTTACGCAGCTTTGTGGTGGACAATACCCAGCTTGTCCACGCTGTATTCGTTAGCTACCGGCAGTCCTTCAAGCGTGCGCCATGCCACATACAGGTCAGCCAAGAAGCGTTTCACTGCGTAGCGCACGGCCATGTTGTGCCGATGCCCTTTGCTCTTGTCAGCATGTGCAGGACTGTTCTCCAGCCGGTGTTTGTAGTCGTCGTAAATCTTGCGGTACTGGCACTTGGCTGCGCTCTGCTTAATAAACGATGACCCCAGCACACCAACCAGCTTAGTCTTCAGGAACGGGTTGAATGAAATGCCGTTCTTCGTCTGTTCAACACCATCAGCGTCGATGTATGTAGACTCCACCAAGTGCTCCTTGCGCCGTGATCTCCCCTGTCCGTCACCAGCCACGTCAAGCCCTGCGTATTTCCAAAGACTCGATGGGTATTCGGCTGCATGTATGTTGATCTCAGACAGGATAACACCTGCCATCGCTGGCCCAATACCATACACGTTCACCAGAAACTCGTTGTAGATTGGGAAGTCTTTGAGCACGTTGCCCAGCCGACTGAACTGCGTTGCCTCTTGCTTCTCAAGTCCTATGTACTGATCTATCAAAACAAGTTCTGTGTAGGTACTTATCAGCTCGTCACCCTTGAATGTAGACTGCCTCGGTAGAGTGGCTACGCCATCTGCTAACTTCTTATAGGACTCTCGCAAGTTGTCCAGCAGGCTTTTCTCTGCTTCGTCTAGCGTCTCTTCCGTTGCATTGGGGGCTTGCCCCAGTTTAGCTTTCCAGTTGGCAACAATGCGGTTGCCCATCTGTATTCTCAGTTTCTGTATATCGTACGCACCGCGTACCATTACTCTAATGTTGCTCATGTTGTCGCTCTCTATATGGTTGGTTGTTGTATGACTCGTTCATCATTAATAGTTTTCTTAATTCTGTTGACTCGTTAGATGAGCTTGGGTTTCTTAGACTAAGTGACTCGTTTCTTCCCACTGGTTTTCTAGCTGCGAATGCCTCGTTTTACCTATGTGGTTTTCTAGTTCCCCCCGACTCGTTGGAGTATTATGGTTTTCTCAGCGCTAATGACTCGTTTTGCGCTTATGGTTTCCTTAAATTATTTGACTCGCTTCCGCCAATTGGTTTTCTTGTATACGGTGACTCGCTTTCGTGAAGTGGTTTTCTCAAGCTTATTGACTCGTTTTATCCTCATGGTTTTTTAAATTGACATGACTCGTTCATCATTAATAGTTTTCTTGATTCCGTTGACTCGTTAATGGATTCTGGTTTTCTTTACGACAATGACTCGTTTTCAAAGTCTGGTTTTCTATACCACCCTGACTCGTTTTTCTTCTGTGGTTTTCTTTTATCCCATGACTCGTTCTATTATTACGGTTTTCTTCGTTCTAGTGACTCGTTCTCTATCTTCAGTAGGACTTGTAGGAACTTGATTGCGTTCTCTATGTCAGCTCTGGGGTTGGCACTTTGCCCTGCGTACTTCGTCACAGCGACATTTCCTGCACGGTATGAGCACTCTATTTCGCTCATCACTTCCCCCTCGCGGCCACCGCCGCCTCTGCTAATTTGCGATCAAATGTTTCTCTGTTTGTCCGATGCCAGTAGCTAACCATCCCTATGCTGACGCCGTGATGCCGCGCCAGAGCCTTTGCTCGAATGCCCACTCGCTTGCAGTGGGCGGATGCGCTGTCAGTCATCTGGATGCTCCACACGCGCGATGCGATCAGGGCGGAACCAGATGGAGGACTTCATCAGCACCGTGTGCAGTCTGTTGCGCTTATCGATCCACCAAAACGAATCGTCTGGCGCGTTGACAAACTCGGGGTTGGTAACCTCCCCCTCGTCGTCGTATTGGCATTCGATCCACTTAGTAGTAGTCATTCTGCATCTCCTCCAGCTCTGCGTTCCACAGCTCGGTGGCCTCGACATCGGCTTCGCGCACCAGCTCATCGCTGCCCTGCCACTTCGCGTAGGGGACTTCCGTGCCGTCCTCGTCGATCATCACGCTAACGATCCGACCGTGTAGGTACGTGAACAGGGTGTCGCCGACGACGACATCGCCTGAATACTCATGCTCCTCTGGATCTTCTTCCGGGAGCATGGCGTCGTATGCTGCTTGGGCTCTAGTGAAGCTCATCTTTATCCCCCATGCGTGCGGCCAGCTCCCTCTTTTCCAGTTCCTGTTGTGTGACGATCCTACCTAATATCTCGGTTATGGAGACGTCATAAAACATGCACACGCCCCACAGCATGGGCACCAGCGCGCCAATGAGAGTAGTCGCTATATAGTATTTACTCTTGTCCTCATTGGCGCTCTCCCAACGGTCCAGAAGCTCTGCCATTTCACGAATCAGGGTATCGGAATCCTTCGCCATCTGTTCCTCTTGCGTCTTCATTGTGCCGTCCTCGGGCACAAATGCGCCCTGTTGTTATAGTCAGGCCAGCCCAGTTCGCCGGCAGAGGATGTCCACAGCGCGACCATCTCGCAGTGGTGCTTAAGCACGGCTGCGTCTAAGTCGTGATCAGATGACGGCTGGCAGGCGGCCAGTGCAAACAAAATTATCAGAAGGACTCTCATGCCTGCCTCCAAATTCGGATGCCGTCACCTTCACGGCGCGCGATAAACTTTTTGTTGTGGCGGTCGCCACAAGACTTGGCTGCACGGTAGGCTCGGCCATTCAGATCCTCGCCCGGATAGGCCACAGACTCTCCGACCTCCATGTCGGCAAATGGATACTTGGTTGCCCGCTCACCGCGAGGGATGGGGATGTCTTTAACGATCTCGGTCATGCTGTACCTCCTTTGACTATTCGAGGCATTATTATATTTATTATATACACAAAAGAAAACATTTATTTACTTTAATCTGACAGATTTGTGACGCGATCCGAATATATGCCGCCCTCAGCATACGTCTCTGCGATTGCAGCTGCGCGCTCTGGATCTGACAGCGCCAGCACCTTGCAGTACTCTCGCACGACCAGAGCGCCGGCCAGTCGCATCAGCGGCGTCTCGTAGTAGTCCGCCAGCTCGCGCGCCATGTAGTAGTGCTCTGGCCGCATAATCACAGCTGTCGCATTACGCTTTACGAAGTTGACCCCGAGCCGAGGACCCGGCTTCTTGCTGAGCGCTCGTTTCTTTCGCGGCTTCTTTACGGGGGCTTCGATATCAGTTGTCGTGGTCATTTCTTCTGCTCCGGATCAGGTTCGTACTCTTCGTCGTACTCTTCGTCGTACTCCTCATCAACAATATCCTCAGCGATTTCGTCAACAATCGGCGTGACATCGATCACTTGCGCGGGGTCGCCGTACATCGCCTTGATCTCCTCCAACTTCTTTCGCACTTCATCCGCGCTCATGGTGTCGATGGTCCCGTGGCGGATCTCCTTGCGCTCGACGTAGATCGTTCCCAGCGCCTGACCACGTCGGTACTCCGCTTGCACAGCTGCAGAGTAGTTGCCGGCCTCCAGCGCCTTGTCGCGGATGATCTGCAGGTCTCGCATGTGTCGCTCTATCGTCGTGCCATACTTTTCCGCAACGTCCTGTCGATAGCGCTGAATGGCAGCGACAACGTGGGGATTGCGCTTTGGGTTTGTCAGGTTATAGCCAATGTCACCCGCAGAATCTTTTGAGTAGCCGGCAGCTAAAGCCGCTTGCACAAGGGTCACCTTTCCATCACCGTCAATTAGCTCTTGGATAAATCTCCATTGCTGTGGTGTTACCGGGCGCGTCTGGTCCTCAAGCGGCGCTACTGGCGTGCTCAGGCGCGCATTGAGCCTGTCTCTGCGCACTGGTGATTGGTTAAGCAGTGTTGCTATGGGTCCTTTTTTTACGGTCATGTTGCGGCCTCCTGCGTGGACTTAACATGGCTCTTTGCAGCCTCCGCGCCCTTCGCCACAAAGGTTTTATGGCCGATCAGGTTTAAATATTCGATCCAATCTCTTTGCTCTGCTGACACACTGCCTCCCTTGGTTTTTTTGAATTCAATCCACAACAACCACGCAGGGATAAACAGATCAGGCACACCCGGCGAGACTCCCTCCAGCTTAAACCTGCCCCCTTCTCGGCGTGACCTAGCGCCCCCGTTCGGGATAGCAAAAATGCGAACTTCAGGATAAGTCCGCCGAAACCACCAAACAAACTCCCTCTGCTCCTCATGCTCCGTGGGGACTCTATCCACCGTAGAAACCTTTAAGTCTGCAGAAGACTTTAAAACGGTATTCGCATTTCTAGCCAGTCTTCGCATTGATTGAGCTCCCTCGCAAATTGTTCTGGCACCACCTGATCAAACTTCATGCAGGTGGCGCTGAAAGATAAAAAGTGTTCACACGTAAAACAACATTTTGGCGGCCTTCTTTTATAGTAGTCTTTAACAAATTCTGGCTCGCGATACATATCAAAACTCTCTTCTAGTAACCCGAAAAAATTTT